CCGTGTCAGCACACGGCTTGGGCCACAACGCCTTTCCTGGTTTAATCTCCTGTGCCCGAACCCTCTTGTTCCTACCTCCCCTCCCAAGATAAGCAATATTCACACACATGCTGGAGTATGTGTCCATAAACTTATGGGGGATAAGAGAATCACCGCAATCGTTCAAGTCATCTGGAACACGTTTACCAGCAACGTGATCCTCAACGAAAGCTTTGATCTCTCTCCACAAACCGCGATCTGCCGGTATGGAGGGAACAACAAGGGCTCGAGCGTACTTTGTTGGGTCATGAGGACCGCCATGCTCAGTATTCTGGCAGAGGTAAAGTTCCCAAAGAGCTCGCCTGCACCACCTTGGTACTCTAAGTCTTCCCTTGCAAGGATGACCGAGACCACCAAGGCTAGCAGGCAGCTCCGCGGGCCTCAACTTCTTCATTGCAATCTTTCGCTGCGAGCGATAGATTGTCCTTGCGCAACGTGCAAGTCGATTGAACGAAGAAGGGTCCACAGAATGCTGACTCATAACCCCATTACCATTCCTAACGAACTCCTTCAAGGATGGAGGTCTGAACGACTCGAGGCCGTTCGCACTAGACTTGGAAGTCAGTGCGTAAGCTTCGCAGAAAACGAAGCCAATACGAGACCTATAAGACTTTCCTTGATGAAGCTCGCTTCCTACGCCGGCGGCTCGCTCGGCATAAGAAGAGATATTGAGAGGATGAGTCACGGCTGCCAGGTCATCACCGCAGATGATCCGGTTAGCTCCAAGACGCTCACTCATCCAGTGGTTGAGGAGACTCAAGATTATGAACGAACAAGGAGTTCCCATAAGGGAACCTCTAATCTTGGGTATCTCCACACAACCCTCAACCACCTCATATCTCTTTCGGCAAGATTCGGCTTCGCTAGGCTCCATGTCCGAAAGACGGTAGCGGACATAATGAGGTACGTGACCCACACCCAGACTCTCGGTGAGGGACTGAACAAGATGAGCAGGGAGACCAGCTCTATCAAGTCCAGCAATGACTGCACGTATCGCATCGTGTCCGAACCCGTCAGTGGCACACGTAAGATCAGCCGAAAGGAAGATCTTACGATCATGGAACCCACTCATAACCCGAGCAAGGGACTCCTCTTCTGTATGCGGAGCATACGGAAGAATCTGAGGAATCCGCTCGAGCATACGAGGCCAGACGACCTGTCTTACAAGGTCGCCTTGGGCGAAGACCGCTGCTGGTGGAATGGTAATGACTCTGGCCTTCATCCCAAGCTCTGCAATTACGGAGCAAGAATGAACAACACGATTTCCCGCAGCAGTTCGGAGGAGATAACTCGTACTAGAAGTCATCCCACGAACTGCGCTCAAGAGAACCGGGTAATCATGTTGAGCATCCTTTCGCACTTGCACGCTCAGTCTACTCTCGAATTCAGACGCGAGACGGGAACGCTCAGGGTTGCTAGATCCTGGACGTGGACGGCCACCGCGAAGGTAGCCGTTACCGGCTTCAGCCCATGCAGCTCTCGTAAGAGACTGCACGTAGGAGCTGTAACCACCCGCCTCTCGTTTGGACTCAACAGTAGCCGCGGACGAAGAAGGCACAGAGTAACAAGTACGTTGTTGGAACGCGCCGTTCAGCAGTGTGTAGACGTGATGCTTAATATCGGACAAGTACGAGTCCGAAGTCACGTGTCTGCTGGACAGCCTTCGCAGATGTTGGGTTACAGCTTGCTTACAAATCGACTCTGGCGCGCTTGGCAAAGCGCGAGCAACCCTGGAGAAGGCCAGTTTGCCTTTGACAGAAAGCCGATTATTAAGCCAGTAAGCAAGCCGTCTTGGGAAATGATGACTAGGCTGCCACTGCGGCTTGGGCACCGAAAGTGCACAAGCGCGCAACCAGCCGCAAAGGTCCTTCACAGCCTTTGCAGTTTCAAGCCATCCGTTTCTTTCCACAGAAGCGGACAGCCATCGTCTCACTTCCCAAGAACCAACACGCGTTCCAATACCACAGGAGATAAGACCACACCACATAGCTCGCCAAAGCTCTGTGGTCTGCTTACCAATTCGACGACCGGGTTTACGTCTTTTAGACCGGCGAGAGCCTGCAACAAAGCAGGCCCGAACCGCGCTAGCGGACGTAGGCACTTCTCCGCGTAAGCGAAGCTGTGCCCGACCCCTAACCGTCACAAACGGATACGCTGGAAGGCGTACCCGCATGATTCTGTCAAGG